CTGAAGATGGGCTGCATAGACTCTTCAAGCCATGCGATCTCGTAGGAGGGCAAGTCAATCTCATAGTCGTCATCCCCAACATGAATCAATCGCTGTGAGTCATAGTACTGACGCATCAGGATTGCCGATTCGCGCCTGGCGGTATCGATGATAGGGAACATCCCCCTCACAATGAATCGCCAGGATGTCTGTGTAAGGGGGAGACCACGATAGGGAAACAGAAGATTGAGAATTAGCTGTACAGCCCTTGACGTAATGCTACGCTGGGCGCTGCTGTACTCGGCTAGCTGCATTTGCCTGGTTGTCTAGTCCCTGCTGAGTGGTATCCTGAGTAAACAGGAGCTGGTTCAACTGAGACACAGGGTCAGACTTGTCCATCTTCTCCATTTCCTTACGCTGAACATCCGAGTACCCAAGATCGATACGCGCCTGCTCGGTAGGAATAATGCCCTGCTGATGAAGCTTGGTGATGCCATCAGACTTAGCAGCAAAAGTAGGAGTAGAAGGATCACGCCATACGGTTTCAAGCTTGTAGGCGTCACGAGGAATAGAGCCGTCGATTACCAGCATTCCTAGCCTCATGGCCTCTTCCCAGGACTGACCAAACAGCCTGGACTTACGTTCAACCTTCTTGACCAACCTGGACTCAGAGGACTTGATAGCCTCTGCTGACGCAGGATTGTCTGAGGAGAACGATAGATACTGAGGTGGAAGCCCTGTATACGAGGCAACCTGCTTGGCAAGTTCCTGAAGGGCGTCTACATAGTTCCTCAGATCTGCCGAACTGAACTGTGTTGCCTTGCCGCCTTCGTTCTCGAATGCCATAATGCGAGCCATATAGGCTTCCATAGCCGCGCCAGGGTTTCCGACATCAACCGGGAAGTCTTCCTCGCGAACACCAAACAGAATTCGCTGTGGAATGGCCATTAGCTCAGCAGCCGACTGAAGGTTCATCATGATTCGTGAAGCAGCATCGGTGGCCGACCGAAGTTCCCTGGAAATCTCTGACCTACCACACCACTCATGAATCCTGGCACGATTGACCAGAGGTGACACAAGCACTCGGTTAAGGTCATGGGTAACTCGATAGTCTACAAACCACTGAGACGACTGATTCTTGGACTGCCCTAGGTATACCGTCTCGTTAGGGAGGTATAGAGCCACATACTTTTCGTTCGGGATCTCAGGGTCTTCGTAGATACGTAGTGCATTCTTGACCTTGCGGGTACGGTAGTCCTGCTTGGCAATGAAGTTAAAGGGACTCTCCAGACGCATAACCGGGATTTCTGGGTCTTCATCAAGATCTTCATTGGGAGCAGAAACAGTGACGTATGCAATTCCATGCACAAGTGCCTCAGTGTGGCCGGGGCCTGACTCCACGTCGAGTAGGTTCGCCTGCCACCAGTCACGTAGTCGGTCATCTCCTGCGGACTCGTCGCCCATTCGGAAATCTTCTACGTCAAGCCTCTCTTCAAGAGACTGGATATACATAGCAGGCCAGCCTACAGCCGCAGTCAGAAACCGCATTTCTGGAGGTGTAGACAAACCAAGAGCACGAAGTCGGAAGGTGGCATCATAGTAAGCCTGGTTCTCTTCTAGCCGTCCTTGCTTACCATTTAGCTCGGTCAATAGGTCATCAACCAAAGTGTCGTATTGAGTAGCCATTACCTTAGAATCGTCACCCCCCTGCCCTTATTGTTCTTGTTCATCATGAACTCCTGTCGAGCACCGAAAGCGAGTACCGCACAGACAGCCGCGTCGATCTTCCGACCAGAGTCCTTGGTGGCCTTGCTAATAGAGATGCCAAAGTTGTTTGGACGCCTTACGGCGTTGTTGATATGACGCTTGAGCACTGGAGACCCAGCATGTGAAACCTCAAGCTCGTACACCGCATCTTGGAACCTTTCACAGTCCAGGGTGAAGTTCTTGATGTTTGAACGCATGTCGTAGCCGACCGGGTGCTTTTGGGTGGCCCTAATCTTCAGTTGCTTGCCATACTTCGCACCCCACTGGTCTACATACGCTTCAAACTCACGGACGTCAGACCTAAAGGCCACAACGTCATAGTGTGAGAAGGCCCATTCAACTGTGTTGTTGACGTCTTCTCGTGGAACTTCACCACCATACTTCTCTGGGTCCCATACCTTGACAGGGAAAATGGCTGCGTCATCAACACGACAGGCAACCAGCGCGGTCCAGTCCTGGGACTTAGAACCATCAAAGCCCAAAGTGATACGGTCACCCTTTTGCAAAGGCCTTAGACTAGGAACATATGCCCTATCCCACTCACGAGGTGAAATCCATGCGTCTTCTGCCGCGTTGATCTGGTTCAGGAACTTACGCCTGGACTCGGTCACGTCGTTTCGGAGGTCTAGAATGGATTCCAGGATGATGTCCACATCCAACCATTCAGCGTCACCACGAGCAATAAGAAGTCCACGACGAAGCTTGCCTAGAGCCTCCTGATAGGCAACTTCATCCTCCATCAGATCGGCAATCTCACC